TGATTGCCTAACTCACTTGAGAATGGCATGTGGTTGTCCTTTCGTATTCACTCGCTGCCGCGAGTCGTTGGAGTTGAATGCAACGCATCTCAGTGCGTCGCGCTTCGAGGTCTGCATCAATTTCCACTGCCTTCACGCTCGCAATGTGCGCAAGCGGATTGGCCGGCACAGTCACAATCGACACTTCGTAGAGATCAAGTTCCTTGAGCTGCCTGACGCCGGCCTTCGTGTCGAAATCCTGATCGAGCACGTTAAAACCGATGGACATGGCGACCTGCTTGCCGCGCTCCAGGCGTTCGCGCATCACCTTGCGCACGAGCTGAGCTGAAGGCGTTGAATGAAATTCGCCCGCAACGCGCAAGCCTTCAGGTGTCTCAACTGCGCTCGTGATGGTGCCGATTGGCTCTGTCCAGTCGTGTGCATTGGCAAGGAAGCCGCGTCGTGGGAAGTCTTCAAGGGTTTTCAGGAATGCGCCTGGCAGGATGATGTCGTTCTGGCGGTCTATGTTTGAAAATACGGCGGCCACGCCTTCAAATGAGCCGCACTCTGCGGGCTCGCCAAGAAGCTTGCACTCAGCCTGGAACTCGCGCTTTTGCATCTTCGAACCTGAAAAAGCGAAAGCGCCGCCACTCTTTTCGGGGAATCTCACCCGATGGAGTGACGGCGCTCATCTCGTCATGTGCCCAATTGGGCTGCTTCGAATGTAAGAAAACTAGTGCGTTACATCCGCCTTATCGTCCTTTTTGTCGTCTTTGTCAAGTGACTTGCGCTGAGGATGGTATTCGTTGCGACGCCGGCAAGCACCACAAATCACAATGACGCTGCGAAGAAACTGCCCGTTTGACTGCACGACGGGAGTGTTGCAGAGATCGCAATAAATCGTGTCAAGCTGCCCGTGGTTCGTTTTGTTCATAGCTTCAGGCGGCAGGCGGCAGAATTACTCGCGCCGGTTCTTGTCGCGGCACCTGCGGCAATGGCGTCGTTTCTTCCTGCTCACCCGTGTTTCTTCGGTACTGGATAAAGCAACGGCAGCGCGATTGGCACTGGCTCTCGCCAATCGGCCTCACGTTTTCGATTCGTTCCCACTCGCTCGATGCAAGCTCCGGGCAGTCCTCGCAATGCTCAGCACGCGGATCGAGGATGCGCCGCGCCTCGAGCACGCCGGCCGCCTTCGCCGCGTTCGTCTTCGCCTGCGAGAAGGTGCGGTAAGTTGATTCTGAATACATCGACGAGCGATTGACGAGCTGCGCCGGCGATACCTGGCCGGCCTGCGTCTGCGCTGCCATCCGCACCTCGTAGGCCGTCTCTTGCCTCACGCGGTTCTCGGCAAGGTTCCACGCAACAATCGTCATCGCAGCCAGTCCACCCGTTGCGAGCACGACATTGACGGTATGCGAAAGCGCAATCTGCTCCTGCATCTTTGCCTGGTAATCACGCGGTGAGAGCGGCCCGAGTTCTCGCGCACGTCCTGCAACCTTTGCGCGCAATTCTTCCGGCGGTATGGCATAGACTTCTTCAGGCGTGAGCACTTCCGTCGCAGCGCGATTGATCTGCTGCCAGATGACGAGCGCAATGGCAAGCGCCATCAGCTCGATGACGTGATTCGATTCGCTTTCTTCCTGCATACGACGCAAGGCCGCGTCAGTGATGACACGGCCTCGTGAGTCTCGATACTGACCAGTTTCAGGATCGTATGTGAATTTCATTTGAGGGCAGGAAACAAAATGGAAAAGTTATTTCTTCTTCGGCATCGGCTTCGCTATCTTGGCCGACTTCTTTGGCGGCTTGGTTTTATCCACCGTGCGCGTCTTCTCTGACGGTTTCGGCATCGTCATCACCTCCCTTCACTTGCCTGCATTACTCTAGCAATTCGCATACTTCGATTCCACTTCTCGATCGCGCCGATGCGCGTTGAGCACGTCACCATATGCCTGCACATCACATTCGAACACCGCGCCAGGTACATTATGCCGAGGCGCACGACTTCGGCTTGCGCACCGCATTTGCACCGCACTGGCGTCGCTTCGTTCATCTCACCTGCTCCGCATCGAGTATCCCTTGCGACTCCACTTCCCATAGCACGCGCTGGCGCAAACGCTCGGCTGCGATCTCGCAGTAGCGTTCTTCGATTTCGATGCCCACTGCCGTCAATCCCATATCCTTTGCCGCACGCAATGTCGTACCGCTTCCCATAAATGGATCGAGAATAATCTGCGACTTCCGCGCGAATCCAATGCACCAGATCATCAAGTCCAAAGGCTTTTGAGTGGGATGGGATCGCGGCTCATTATGTACTCTTGCGAAGCCATGCCATAAATGCCGCTTGACTCGTGGCGCACCATTCAAATTCGTCCACGCCATTTCAATCGGAGTGAAATGCCCCGTTGTTTGCTTGTCCCATATCAGCCACTGCGAGCACCGTGGTAAAGCGTAGTAATTACCGCCCCATATAATTTGAGTCTTCGCCTTGTCCCTGATTGCCTGAATAGTCGCGTCATCAATGGGTGATTGATCCCAACTAAACGATTCGTAATGATTACCGTGCGGGTTTCGCCATTTCTTGGAAGCAAAGTATCGCCCACCATTTCTTGAATCCTTATAGCGATCAGTGGTGTGCCCGATCCCATAAGGCGGATCAGTCAGCACCAAATCCACCTTGTCGAGATGCGGCAACACCTCACGGCAATCACCGTGGTAGATCGTCGCGTATTCGTCTTGATAGTACGGCTTCATCATCGCTCAATTTTTTCGGCCACTTGAATGTTTGAGACTTACGCGCCTTTATCAAGTCAACGATCCTCCAAACAGCCAACGCAGTTTGCACAATAGCGTTATACCAAATCAATATCTGAAGAAACCGTGTCATACTTTCTCAGCGTCAAGAATCCCTTGCGCATCTTCCGGCCCAAACTTCTCCCACCATCCACGCAGCTCGTCATACCGATCAGCTGGCCGCATCGCCTTCTCTTCGATGACCTGAGGCGCATTGACTGGCGCGAGATCATCACCGCCATCGCCTTCATACGCCTTCATCCCCATCGCCACTCGCGCCTCGTTCCTCGTGATCAATCCTGCATTCCACTTCATCACTTCCTTTTCGGCAATCTGCTTCTCATCAGCCTGAAGTGCCCATACATCGCTTGTGTCGAACTCCACCCACTCGCCATTCCTGTAATCGTATTCCGGCAGTAACTGATTCGTGAGCTCCGTCGCAAAGAGCTTCATCGTCGGAATGACAAACGTATTCCACGCAGCCTCAAGCGCAGTTTTGTAATTCGAGTACGTTGCGTGCGTGTCGAAGTTGAAACCAAGCACCAGGCCAGGTATGCCCATCACCGCACAAACTCTTTCCTCCGGTATGATGTGCGCTTCCTTCAAGGCCATCTGCGCAGGCGTGAACCCGACGTGGCCCAGCTCCATCGGCACAGAGAACACCGCAGGCGTTGCGGCATTGGATCCTGTAGTCGATGCCAGTAAGTTCTCTTTCACCGCCACCGGATCAATCGAAAAGACGCTATCCGCATTCGGCTTCGGCCACAGGAAGTACGGCGGGATGCCTCCTTTGCCGAGGACATTCTTCGAGTAGTACGTCGCAGCTTCATCGCCCAGCACTTCGTTGAGCAATGCTCTCAATGGCGACAAGCCAACGCGATGATTTCTTGGATCCAACCCATATCGAAAGTGGATGATGTCGCTGCGTTCAACACGGTACGGTTCACCATCGGCTTTGACGACGTAATGCGAAATGAACTCGTTGCCATCGAGCGGCCACTTTGGTTCCACATCGCTTGAATCGAGCAGCCACAGCTCCCGCAACCGTCCCAGCTTGTCACGCCGCTTGAGCACGTAGACGTTGCCGTAGACGAGCCAGTAATACGCAAACGCCTTGAGCATCGTTGCGCCGGAATAGTAGCCGTTAGGCATCTCCCAAATGCGCTGCAGCGGATGATTGCGCACAGGCACCCACTGATCCTGTTCGCGCTTGTCTTCCCTCAGCACTCGCACAAGCGGCTCGGCAAACACCGTCCCTGCCCAGTTCACCGCCGCCATGATCAGCGACGAGGTTGTCGCATCGAATGGCACATCAAGCGCGACTGGATTCATTTGCGATGGCCATTCAGGCCAGAACACCTGAGCGGCAACGAGTGAGCGCGAAGCGCGCGGATAGACTGCGATGGACGAGCCGCCCGCATAAGGCAAGTCTTTCTTTGGCCCTTGTCGCACAAACGTTGTGAAACGATTCAGTATGTTTGCCATTGCCGATTCCCTATTGCGATTCCAGTTTTGCTAATTCATCGCGGTAGTGCTTAGCAACTGCTTCGAAGCGTTCTGCGACCCTGCGATAGAAATCACGGTGTTCATCAATCACGTTCAGTTTTTCCATCTGTTCGAGCAATGTCGAGAGGTTGCTAATGTCGTGATAGACTAATTCCGACTTCTTCCCATCAGCCGTTTT